AATCCAGTTTAAATCCCTAAAAACTCACCTCATTGTCCAGGCAGCCCACAGCTACCTGGGCAACTTAAAAGTTCTGGGCCAGGGCCTCCACCTGCTGCGAGACAACCGCCTGCTGATTGTAAACGGCGATGAAGCAGTCATCTGGGACGGTGCAGCCTTCACCCGCCAGGATTATCCAATCATTGACAGACAGTTTATCGCCTGGGAATCGGATCTGCGCTGGATAAACACAGAGAAAATGATGGAAGCCACCACTGCCATGACCCCGGCACGGGCAGAAGAAATCTTTGATGAGCTTTTAAACATCATCTCCCGCTGGCGCTTTGCCGGGCACATGGACCACATCATTTTAGCCGGCTGGATCATCGGCCAGATCGTGCAGACCGCCTGGGACTGGCGGCCCCAGCTCTGGCTTTCCGGCTCCTCCGGCTCGGGCAAAACCATGCTGTCCCTGTTGGTCGAGGCCCTGGGCGGCAACCTGGTCTGCCGTTTTGAGGGCAACATCTTAACCGAGCCCGGCCTGCGCCAGACCCTGCAAAACCATGCCTGGTGCACAATCATTGACGAATTTGAAGAATCTCCTCACAGAGACCGCATCATTGAGCGCCTCAGATCCGCCGGCAGGGGCGGCAAAGGCGCCATCGGCTCATCAAAGCAGGAAGCCGTGTTTTCCCACATCCGCCACATGATCCTGATTGCCTCAATCGAAACCGGCCTGATCCGTGCAGCAGAGCAATACCGGTATCTGCTTGTCTCAACCAAAAAAGACAATGCAGTAAAGCCCACAATCCCGTCTCCTGCAGAGTGTGACCGCCTGCAGATAAACATGGTCTCCTATGCCCTGTGGGCCATCTACCGGGCAAAAGAGCTTATCCGGAAAATGGAGTCCGTGCCCGGCTTTGATAACCGCTGGGTGCATTCGGTTGCAGTGCCCCTATCCATGCTTGCCGCCTTTGACCAGGAAAACCCGGCCGGCATTTTGCGCGACATGGTTGCAGATTATCTCGATCTCTGGGCCGGCACCCAGGAAGGCGGCATCCTGGAAGACGAAGCCGCCCTGCTCCAGGACATCCTGCTGGCCTCCGTGCGCGTAGCAGAAGAACAAACAGACGGCTACGGCCCTTCAAAAACCGTATATGCCGAACGCACCATCGCCCAGCTGCTCTCAGAGCTTCCCCTGCGCGATGAAGACCATAAAACAATCCAGGTCCACGGCATCCGCTTAACAGATGATTATGAACTGTTTTTATATCCGGAAACCGTAGCAAAAAAACTGCTCGGACGCACCCGGTGGAAGGATCTCAACCTGCGCGACATCCTGCTGCGCTGTGCCGGCGCCCAGCGCGCCCGCCTGCGCCTGGCAGGCACCCAGGTCCGGGGGGTACTGATACCCCAGACCACCTGGGCGGATGAAGCAGTTGTGAGTGATGAGTAGTGAGTAGTGAGTTGCAGGGCAGGACCTGTGTGTCCGCCCGGGGTCTGTATGTCCGGCAGTTGAGAGTTAAAAAAAACAGAAAGGATCTTTTTATGAGCCAATCAAGCACCGCCGCCCTTTTGGGCCACCTGGATATGTTTCACGAAGCAATGATCCAGCACATTGAGTTTTACACCATCGGCCAGTACAAGGACTGGCCCGAAGATGAAGCCACATTTTATTCTGCGTCTGACTGCATCTGGCAGATCCGCAAGTACTTTCGCCGTTTCGGTCATAATGTGCGCCCTGGCCAGGATGCAATTGATCTGCTTAAAACCGCCCATTACGCGGCCATCTGTGCTTCAAAGATTCATGGTGCGGATTTTCTGGACCTAAAAAACCCGCCGGAAAACGGCATGAAATTCCGGACATGGGAGTGGTGCAACATTTACGGGTGGCTGTGCCAGGCCATTGGCAACGGTGAGGTGATCTTGCCCAGCGAGGTGATAAACGGCACCAAGACCGCACATTCCATGGTGGAACGGGTTGGGAATGTTTTGAACTTAATTGACCGCACCTCAACCGGCCCGGACACCATATCCATGCTTGACATCATTTATTATGCCGCCCTTGCCTGGCTGTATCTGCCTGCGGAAAAGGCGGCTGCAGGAGATAGGACAGCAACCCTGCCTGTGCATGTAAAGGCCCTGCATCCGGAGGCTGTTTTGCCTGATTTTAAAACCCCGGGATCTGTGGGTGCGGATCTGGTTTCTGTGGAAAACCACGAAATTCCTGCCGGCCATGTAACCATGATCGGCACAGGTTTGGCAGTGGAAATCCCGGACGGCTGGGAAGGCCAGGTGCGGGCCAGATCCGGCATATCCTATGTTAAGCAGCTTATCTTGCCCCATGGTCTTGGCACCATTGATGCCGATTACCGGGGGGAGATCCTGGTGCCCTTAAAAAACCTGTCCGGCAGAACCCAGAGCATTGCCGCAGGCGACCGCATTGCGCAGCTCATGATCCGGCCAGCACCCAGATGTGAATTTAGATGGGTAAAGCAGTTGAGTGAAACGGAGCGGGGTGCCGGGGGGTTTGGGAGCACGGGAATACAGTAGTAAGTAGTGAGTTGTGAGTTGTGAGTCGTAGGGGCGGACCTGTGTGTCCGCCCGTGATGAGTTAAAAAAATACAGGAGGCTTTATTATGAAATCATTTTATTGCGCAAAGGTTCCAAGGCGGGTGACTGATGATGAGTGCGGCACCCTGGAGCCGTGCCCGGCTGACAGAAACGAATGCGAAATCTATCAGAAGTATGTGAAAATCTGGGAGCAGAAGTTGGCAGAAGCACCAAAGCCGGATGTACCTGCTGAAAAAAAGCCGGCCGGAAAGCCGGCCAAGAAAACAGCTAAAACCAGAGTTGAAAGAAAAGAGAAAACCTGCCGGCGGTGCGGGCAGACAAAGCCGATCACGGAGTTTTATAAAAAGGCCGAATCTTCAGACAGCCATGATTATTATTGCAAGGAATGTAAAAAGAATTTCAGCAAAACTCATAAGAAGCAGAAAAAGCAGGCACAGAAAAGCGCTGAAAAACCCGCCCAGGCCCCTGCCCCGGATAATCAGGATTTTTCCCTGCTGGATGCAAAAACCAAAAACCAAAACGCCCAGGCGGATTTAACGGAAGCCCGCCGGAATGCGCTTGAAGAAAGCCTTAATGGTCAGGGTTCCGGCTTGCAGGAAAAAACAGCATCCGGCGATAACGACAACGGCAATGGCCGGCTGGTTGTTGATTTTTCTCCATATCCTGATCTGCATAAACGGTTGGTCCGGGCTGCGATAGCTGATTTCAGGCCCGTGGATATGGAGATCCTGGCCCTGGTCCGGCATGCTCTTTACCGCATTGATGAGAAACAGATTTTTAGCTAGGAGGTGTGAAATGGCAAGCCGGGCAACCAGAAAGATTCTGACAACCATTTCCATGGCCCATGGGGTGGCAGATTCAATTCGTGACTCATATGCAGACAGCCTGCCAAAAACCCCGGCTGCCATGATTAAGCGAGTCCATACCTGCTGCCGGGCATGCTTTGACCTCTGGCCGGATGAACTGTCCCGTCGGGAGCTCCAGGGCATTGCAGACAGCATTAATGCCCTGGAGGGCACGGTGCAGCATCGCGGAAAATCCGAGGCCGTGACAATCACAGCCCTGTCCGTGATGCTGCTCTCTGATCTTGCAGACCGCCTGCCCAACCCGGAAAAGCGCCGGGCTGTCAGATCGCTTCTGGCCGCCATGATCCGGCTCAACCGATATTACGACCGCCGCCTGGATCACTGGCAAGCATACCGCCAGGCCGCAAAAGCAGTGGAAATCCTGGAACGCAAAGCTGCATAACCCCGTTACTTATGGGAATAGACGACAAAATTGCAGTATATCACTTGTTAGCTGTCAGGAGGAAACATGGAAATATATTGGCTGAAAACAGACATCGACGGAAATGGTAAACGCTGGCACTTGGTCCGACGCATCGAACCCGGAACCGATGATCGATTTGATATCGATGAAGAAGAAGAACTCGGCCCGATGATAGAGTTTGTTGGTGAGGACTTCACCGACTATGAATCGAACTACGAAGACTGTCCGAGAGAGTACCTCTCTCCTCCCGGCGCAGTTCGGGCATTGGTGGGCGCTACAGCAGATTCCATTGCCGACACATTGCATGCCATCGCTCAGGGGGAACAATGGTGCGGCATGGTTGAATGCAGGTCCTGCGGTCACACATGGGCCATGGTATCGCCGTGGAATAAGGCGACATATCTATGCCCCAAATGCAAAATCATGTCAGCATCGAGGGAGTTGGTTCCCGGTTATGAGATGGTTGAGCGCATAGTTACGGCCCTAGTGGATGTCTGTGGGTTAACAGCGACCAGCGTAGTACAGTGGTTGGAATCCGAATTAAACATGGCTTTAGGCTCTGCGTTGCCGTCCGGCATACGGGATGATGCGTTAAGGGCATGCCTGGATCTGATGCCTATTTGTGATAAGTGCGGTGGGCATGGCGGCGATTGTGATGCCGGGCCGGACGGCAAAACCGTATCATGGGTATGCGATGAGTGCGGCGGTGTCGGGCGGAAATATGATTAAACAGCTAACCAGCGGGTCAAGCGGACGCTGAAAAGCGCGCCGCTGATTAAATCGTTATGTGAAAGGGCAAATTAGATGATTGCAGTAAATGTTAACCGGTTAATCGCCATGAAAGCAGCTGATCGGTATGAGGAAGCAGAGCAGAGGTTGTGGTCAAGAGTGCCGAGATATGTGCGATGGCTTCCATGGAAGCGTTCAGAAATTGATGTCCGCATATCTGTAATATCTGAACGGTTGGCGATGTTGAGGGCAGAAAAGTTGTGGCGTAAATACAAATTATAATCAGATAACCGTTTATGCCGGGCGGGCATCGGCGCGGCGGTCGTGTGCTGGTCAAGATTGCAAGCAGAAGCCGTCTCAGTCGAGTGGGCCAGCGCATTGCCCGCCCCATAGCTCATTTTTTTGGCGGGCGGACACACAAAAACCAGTAGTGAGTAGTGAGTTATGAGTTGTGAGTTGAAAGGCGGCTTTGGCGGGCGGACACACAGGTCCGCCCCTACAGCTCCCTACTCACAACTGATTTCCCACTGCCTCAAAAACCCTGTCAACCAAAAAGAACAAAAAAGTTCCCCTGTTTACCAAAAAAGATCCCCTGTTTACCAAAAAAGATCCGAATCTACCAAAACGGCCAAAAAACCAGTGTTAAAACAGAGGTAAGCTTAAAAACAGAAATGAGTTGTGAGTTTTGAGTTGTGAGTAAATCCGGCTCCGACTCACTACTCACTACTGACAACTAACAACTGGTTTTTCAATATGTCTTACACCCGCACAGACCTGCAAACCATTGAGTCAGCCATCCTGGAGCTGGCAGCCGGCACTGCCGTTGTAAGTTTTACCATTGGCGGTAAAACCATTGAGTTTCATCAAAACCGCCTGGAAAACCTGCTAAAACTCCGCACTGTCATACAGCGGGAACTCGGCCTTGCCCCCACAACCCTTTATTTGAGAAACGCAGGCAGGAGCCGAACATGAGATTGCCCAGGCCATCTGAAATAATAGATAGCGCGGTTTCGGCCATATCGCCCAGGCGCGGTTTGCAGCGGGCCATGCTGCGAAAGGTGGCCGGCAATGTTAAAGACAACCCTCCGAACGAAAATTTAAATTTCAAAACCCGCTGGGACATGTATGCAGCGGCCAAGACCGGCCGGCTTACCGGGCCCTGGAACCCATCTGATGCGGACGTAAACCATATTATCGCCCTTTCATCTCCTGCTGTCCGGTCCCGAATCCGCCAGCTTGTCCGGGACTTTCCGTATTTTTCCCGGGCCGTGCGCATAATGTGTGATTACACAGTGGGCCCTGGCATTATTTTCCAGTCCAAAATCAGGGACGTTTCCACAAACAAGCTGGACCGCCGCCGCAACCAGGCTGTTGAAGACGCTTTTTCCTTCTGGGCAGATGAGGCTGATGTGGCCGGAAAGCTTCATTTCTATGAAATGGAGGCCCTGGCAAAGCGTCAGGATATGGAGTGCGGCGAATTTATAATGATCAAGCGCTTCCGCCCAAATGACGGCCGTTATCTGCCCTATGCCCTGCAGCTCTATGAAGCCGACTGGCTTACTTCCCAAAATGATACCGCCCTGGGGCCTTTGTCCGGGCCCGGCAAAAAAACAAACGAGCCGTCTGTGGATATTTACCAGGGCGTGGAATACGAGCGCGCCACAGGCCGGGTGCTGGCCTATCATTTCACGGACCCGGACGGCTGGGGCAAGCCCGTGCGGGTGCCTGCAGAAAAAGTGATCCATGGATTTGAGACCCTGCGGCCAGGCCAGCTCCGGGGCATATCCCCGTTTACCCCCGGCGTGATGGTGGCCCATGATCTGTCCGGATATATGGATTCTGAATTTGACGCAGCAAAAATGGCATCAAGGTATCTTGGCTCCATTGAAACAGACAACCCCATGGGCATGGCCGCCGGCTGGACCACTGAAACAGATCCCGAGACCGGGGAGGCCAGGGCTGTTGAAGAAATGGAAAACGCCATTTTAAAGATTTTAAACCCCGGCGAAAAGATGAACATCAGCGCCAATCCCAGGCCGTCTGATAATTTTCCGCCCATGGTGCGCTTAATTCTGTGCATGCTTTCTGTTACCACGGGCGCGCCCTATGAGCTTGTTTCCGGGGATTACCAGCAGGTGTCCTGGTCTACTGCAAAAATTATCCGCACGGATTTTTCCCAGACCCTGCGGCCCATCACGGAACGGCATATCAGGCATTTCTGCCGGCCTGCAGTCAGGCCCTTTTTTGATTACGCGGTGGCTTATGGAAAGGTTTCTTTGCCCAATTATTTTAACAACCCTGCCCGCTGGATCAGGGTCCAGTGGCAGCCGCCGGGCATGGAGTCATCTGATTTGTTGCGCGATACCAAAGCCACCATTGACCAGATTGGAGCCGGCCTTCGCGCGCCCCAGGAGCATGTAGGGGCCAGAGGTCGGGATCTTGAAGAAATCTATGAGCAGATAAAGTCTGCCCAGGACCTTGCAAAGGAAATCGGCCTTTCGCTTTCAGTGCCGTCAACAGCCCTGAAAAACAATCCGGCCGCAGTGGAGGAACAATGAAAAACAGAGATGAGTTATCAGTAGTGAGTAATGAGTTTTCAGATACCCGTAGGGGCGGACCTGTGTGTCCGCCCGCCGGCAATGAATTAAAACCAGTATTCCGCACCCGTTCGGGCGGTTCGGGGCCTGCGGAAAACCGTCTGTCTTACCGGGATCTGGCCCTTAGAAAGGATACGGCCGGATTTCCTGCAACAGTTGATGAAGAGGCCCGCACGGTTGAGGTTATCGGCGCCACGGAAGAGCCGGTGCTGGTATTTGATTATGAACGCTATGAGCCGATCATGGAAGTCCTGCTTATGGATGGGGTTGAACTGCCCCGCTCCAGGCAGGTGCCGCTTTTAGACACCCATCAGCGGTGGGACGGAACCCGCAGCGTTATGGGCTCGTTTCGGGATATGAAATCCGATGACGGGCAGCTGACAGGGCGGGCGCATTTTTCGTCAGCGCCGGAAACAGATGGTGTCTGGACCAAGGTCCGGGAAGGCCATGTCACGGATTTTTCCGTGGGCTACCGGGTAATTGAGTCCACATGGATTCCAGACGGCCAGAAGCAGACCATAAAGGGCCGCACCTTTGAAGGCCCCCTTCGTGTTACCACCCGCTGGCGGGTAAAGGAAATGAGCGTGTGCCCCATCGGGGCGGATGAAAACGCAAAAGCCCGCATGGAACAGCATTTTGAAACCAGTAAACAAAGCAAACCCGTAAAAAAGGAGAACCCTGAAATGAATAAAAAATTGCGCGCCATCCTCGAAGCCCGGGGCCTGGCAGCCGATGCCACAGAAGAATCAGCCTGGAAATTTTTCAATGACCTGCTGGAACGCGGCGAAATCCTTGCAGACGGCACAGCAGCCGGCCGCCAGGAGCCTGCCGGCCACCAGGGCACCCAGAATACCGGCAACACCGGCACCCAGAACAGCAACAGCGCTGGCCGCCAGGATCAGAACCAGAACCCCGGCCAGGACCCGGAAATCCTGCGTGCTGAAGCCGCCAGGGCGGAACGCGAGCGCGTGACGGAAATTTCCGCCATGGCCGCCCGGTTTAGCTACCCACAGGACAAGATTCGGGGTGAACTGATTGATTCCGGAATCACTCTGGACCAGGCCCGGGAAAAAATCATGAAGCACCTGGAGGCCACCATGGAAGATCCCAAGACCACCGCAGGCCGGGTGGGCATGGGCGAAGATGAAAAAGACAAGTTCCGGGCTGCAGCCGAAGGCGCAATCCTTTTGCGCTCGGGCATTTCCGGGGTGGACCCGGAAAAGCTTGCCCCCGGGGCCACGGATCTTTCCGGCCATACCCTGGTGGAGCTTGCCCGTCACAGCCTGCGCATTTCCGGCCAGCGCGAGTCCGGCCACCTGCTTGATGTTGTGGGCCGCGCCCTTACCACCTCGGACTTTCCGCTTCTGTTGGCAAACGTTGCCAACAAAAGCCTGGACCTTGGCTGGGAGTCTGCCGAAGAAACCTGGCAGACCTGGTGTGCCACCGGATCAGTAAATGATTTTAAAACCCACACCCTGGCCCGGGTTTCGGAATTTTCCGACCTGGACGAAATCCCCGAAGATGTTGAATACAAATACGGCAAACGTACAGAGGCCCAGGAGCAATACAAGATTGCCACTTACGGCAAGCTTGGGGCCGTAACCCGTCAGACCATCATAAACGATGACTTAAACGCCATCACATCAAATATGATGGGCATGGGCGAAGCTGCTGCCAGAAAAATCGGCGACCTTCCTTATGCGGTTTTAACCGGCAATGCAGCCATGGGTGACGGAAAGGCCCTGTTTCACTCTGATCACGGCAATTATGTGGCTTCTGCCTCCGGCGCCGTGCCCTCAGTGGACACCTTAAATGCAGCCGAGCTTGCCATGGGCAACCAGAAGGACCTGCAAAGCCTTCGCCGGCTTAACATCCGGCCCGTGTTTTTCATCGCGCCCCGTTCCATCAAGGGCTATTCCGAGCAGTTTTTTAAATCAAACCGCCTGGAGTTCACCGGGGACACTGATGCAGTAAAGCTGCCGGTCAACCCCTGGGCCGAAGGTCTGATACGGGTCTATGAAAGCCGCCTGGATGACGACAATGACGCTGGCTGGTATCTGGCAGCCAGAAAGGGCCGCACGGTAAAGGTGTTTTTCCTGGGCGGCATCCAGCGGCCGTATTTTGAGACCAAAGCCGGCTGGAGTGTTGACGGCACGGAATACAAGGTGCGCATTGACGCCGGCGCCAAGGCCGTTGACTGGAAGGGCCTGTATTACAACTACGGGGGATAGCAGCAAGTCAGTTGTCAGTAGTGAGCAGTGAGTAAAAACCAACTCACAACTGACAACTCACAATTCACAACTGATTTAACAGGGAGATCTAAAAATGAAAAATAAAGTGCAGGACGGCAAAAACCTGTATCTGGCAACAGCGGAAAATGCCGAATCCGGAGACCCCATGGTCCTGGGCGGATTTCTGCCTGTGGTGCTTGGAACAGATGCCGAAGCAGCAAGCCCTTATAAAGCTGCCGTGGAAACAGAAGGCGTGTTTGACTTATCGGTTGAGGCGGCTGATGACGACGGCAACAGCGCAGTAACCCTGGGCGATGCCATTTATTATAACTCTTCAGATGATCCGGTGCTCTCCAAAAAGTCTGCCGGAGAGTTTTACGGCGTGGCCTTAGAGGCCATTGAAGCCGGTGAAACAGACACCATCAAGGTCCTGCTCCGGCCCAAGGCCGGCCTGGGCGCTGTTACCGCTGCCATGCTGGCCTCTGCCCTGGCAGACCGCGTGCCGGGTTTGGACGTTTCTGCCGCAGACGTCACAGACGGCACCGCAAACCTTACCCTCCAGGCCCAGGATGCCAACGGAAACAACCTGGCGGAAAATGTGCTTTTGCGCGTCTGGGTGGGCGGTGCTGATGATTTCGGGGTTGATGCCCTAACCGGCATTACAGCATCCACCGGCACAGTGGTTCATTCTCACACTGCCAATGGTGATGTGACCGTTGCCACCGATGAAACCGGAAAGGCAGTGCTGGCATTAGACAACAATGGCGCTGGCTCAGTGTATGCCTGGGCAGCCCTTGGCGGCCGGGTCTATGAGTCCGGTGAAATTGTAATCACATTGGTATAAGGCAGAGGTGAGTTGTCAGTAGTGAGTAGTGAGTAAAACAGATTTTGACTTATTGGTTTTTAACTCACAACTCACAACTCATAACTCACAACTGCTTTAACTGGAGTTTAAAGTGGATTTGAGCAGCTACATATCAAAAGCCCTTGATGTCTGGTTTGCCCCGGGCATTGCCGATGAGATGACCTATAACGGCTATAGCGTTTTAGGGCACCTTGATTTTGGTTCTGCCGGGGCAAACGACCCGTGGCTGTCTGATCCGGATGCCAGGCGCGACAGGGCTTACGTCCTGTTTCCCGAATCTGTAATAGACGGCATTGCCGATGCTTCCGGTTATGGCGACGAGATAGAAGACGCCCATGGCCGCACCTGGACCGTGAGAAAAGAAACCGAGCGGTCAGGTGGCGTTATTAAGCTGGCAGTTGAACGCGATGTCCGGCCCGTGTTTTAAAGGAAAATTTATGGAACCAGCAACAGCGCAAATGGTTTATCAGTTTTCCGGCCTGGAAACCATTCTGATCTCGCTTCTTGTGGCCGTTATATCCTGCGTGATGCTGTTCTGGCGGATGTCAAAGCAATACGTCACCCATGATCAGTGCAGGCAGAACCATGCTGGCACGGAAAAAGACGACGCACAGATCAAGGAGTTGCTGGAAAAAATGGAACAGAAAATGGACCAGCAGTACCGGCGCGTGGACAATAAAAATGAGCTGATGTTTCGCATGCTGCGTGCCGTGATCTCGTACCTTGATCTGCCGCCGGAAAAGCGCACTGAAATCCTAAACATGAGGCCAGGAAACAATGGCTCCTGAAATTTATTTTGATAAGCGCGGGGAGCTGGCCATTGAAAACATTGATGAGCTGGCAGAGCGCTACCCAAAGCTGGCGGACCGGGCCATTAATTCCGCGCTTGGGTCTGCTGGCTTTGAGCTTAAAAACGCGCTGCAGGACGCCATTAATCAAGGCGGGCCGGAGGGCAGATCATGGGAGAGGCTGCATCCATACACTGAGCTGATCCGGAAACGCAAAAAAAGGACATATAAACGCACTCCGAAGTTCAATCCAGGGGCAGTGTCAGCAAAATCACCTTTGCTGCGTTTTAAAGGTGGCATCCGGTATGCCCTGGACAAAGACACAAAAACCCTGTCTGCCGGGTTTGTAAACCCAAAGCCGGGCTTGCTTAAAATGCTTGGCATGCACGCGCGGGGCTGGACAACAAATGTTACCCGGAAAATGCAGAAAAAGTTTTTCGCCATGGGCCTGCCCATTGCAACCGGCAAGGTGAAAACTCCAGGCCGGCCGCTTATTGAACCTGTATGGGAAGCAGAGCAGGAGCGCATCACGCAGCATATGGAGCGCAAGTTTTTTGAAGCACTGAAGCGGTATCAGACAGGAGGGGCCAAGGCATGAATACCCTGTCTTTGATCGCAAAGCTAAAAGATATTTTCACCACAGACAGCATTTTCTTGGCCTGGTGTACGGAAAATATAGGCGGGCAGGCAACTTTGTACATCGGCGTTGATGACGCCAACCCGCCAGGCCGTGAAGATTATCCCGTTATCGGGATCACGGAGATCACAACCAAGGGCGAATCCACCCACGGGCAGAGTGATTTTGCAGTGGAGATGGGATTCGGGGTGGCAAGTGAAACCATCACTGATGAAGCAGAAATAAAATGCCGGACCTATGCCGGAAAAATCCTGGCAGAATCTTTCAGGTCAGCCGGGCTTGCAGCTTTAAAACGTGCAGCCCTGGGCAAGATGACCGTGGAAGGCACCGGCCAGGTGGACTATCACCCGCTTTATGTAAGCGGCATGCAATTGACAATATCAACTATCAACACAGGGAGAAACTAAAATGGCTGATGCACAAAGCTTTTTGGGTGCCGGAGATCTATACATGGACCGGCTCGATGAAGACGGAACCAAAAACGGACTGGTGAAAGTGGGCGCGGCCCTGCTTTCACTGCAATCAAACGCGGAAATCAGACAGGCCACATCAAAGGGCCGCGACGCTTACGGCCAGGTCATAGCATCTGCCACCATCGGCCAGCCCCCGGTGGTAAATGCGTCCATCACCCAGCTGGACCGGGTGGCCCTGGCAATGAACTTTCTTGGAAACCTGGAAGATGTGGATGTATCTGCCGGATCTGTTGCAGCCGAAGAAATAATCGTGCAGAACCTGGACCGGTATTTCCGGCTGGCAAAGCGCAATATTGACGCCACAAGTGTTGTTGTGACCAGATCCGCCGGATCAGGCGCTACCGCATGGAGTTCTGAGGCAACGGTGGAAGAGGGTGATTATTATGTACCTCCATCCGGATCTGAAAACGATCATTTTTACAAGGTCACGACTGGCGGTACTGTCGGCACCACAGAACCCATATGGCCCACAGACGGCAGCACTGTTGAAGACGGCACAGCGGTTTTCCAGGACATGGGGCTGATTGAGGCAGCCGCAACCGACTTTGAGGTGATTGCCAGAACCGGCATGATCCGGGCGCTTTCCACGGGCAATATCGAAGCCGAAGAGGTTTTGTCCATCGCCTATGATTACTTGGATGTAACCGGGGCACAGGTCCTGGGCGCGGTCCAGCCAACCATCAAGGCATATCTGTTCCTTGATGGCGTCAACAAGGTGGACGGCAAGGACGTTGAAGTCGAGGTTTGGGAAGCACAGCTTCGGCCCACCAGCCCGGTTGACTTCCTGGCCGATGACTTTACCAGCCTCGAAATGGAGGGCACGCCAGTCACCCCGACTGACAAGGACAGCCCCTTTGTGATCACATACATCGACTAAACCGATAACCCCGTAGGGGCGGACCTGTGTGTCCGCCCTTCAACACGGGCCGACACACAGGTCGGCCCCTACACATGATCGCAACGTCAGAGGGCAGACATGGCAAGACTCGAAAGAACCATCACCATCAAAGACCGTGGTCCGGTCACAGTCTACGAGCTTTCGGCAAAACAGATCCGTCAGATTGTTGATAAGCTCGAATCCATGGACGAAAAACAGATCCAGGAGCTTTTGGCCTGGTGCTCAACTGCCAGCTTGGATGAGATTCAGGAAATGTATCCATCTGAGATTCGGCAATTATATGATGCCTGGGCGGAGGTGAACACGGATTTTTTGCACCTGATACGGACGGCAATGAAGCAGCCGGCCGTAAAGGAGTTTCTAAAAGACTTTCTCGAACAGACCTTGAAAACAGCGTCTGCGACCTTATCGAACATGGGCATGTCAATGCCTGGGAATACGGATACAGCTTCCTTCTCGTCTGTCTTAGAAGATCCGGCAGAAGGGATGCCCGGCGATTAATTGACACGGCCAGGGCCATGCGTGCGGCATTTACGGCGGACAGTAACGGCTGGAGAAGTTTTATTAACACTTTGGAAAAACAGTTGAAATAACATGGCGGCAAATAACAAATTCCAGATCATCATTGAGGCGGTCTCCCAGGGCTTTAAAGAGGTCAAAGAAGATTTGCGCACTTCTCTGGGTGCAGGTTCCCGGGAAGCCACTGAGGAAATAAACCGCCTAAACCAGCGATTAAAGGCCCTGGATGCTGAAGCCTCAAGCACCCAGGCAACACTTGGCAAGATCCAGTCATTCCGGAAGCTCAAAAACGAATCCTCAGAGCTTGCAAACGAGTGGAAGGCTACCGAGGCCCGTTTATCTGAGCTGTCTAACGAGATCCGCACAGCAGAAGGCGGCACAAAAACCTTGGAGCGGGAATTTAACAAAACCCGCAAGCAGGCTGCCCGCCTTAAAACCGAGTATAATGAAAACGAGACCGCCCTGGAGCGCATGCGCCGGGAGCTGTCCCAGGCCGGAGTCAACACCCAGGATTTGTCATCAGAACAGATCCGGCTGAAGAACTCTTTAAACAAAACTCAGAATGAAATCAAACAGACCGGCCAATCATTTAAAGCTGCCCAGGCGCCCGTCACCACTTTTTTTACGAAGGCCAAAATCGGGGCCACAGAATTTTCAAGGCATTTAAACGAAAACCGTAAAACAGGTATCAACTGGTCCGGGGCACTTCGCAAAGCTTTTGCCACGGCCGCCGGGTCTGCAGGTCTGGGCTATCTGATAAACCGGCAGTTGGACATGGCAGATGCTACGGCCAAGGCCGCGGACAAGATCGGCGTGTCAACGGATGCCCTGCAGGAATACCGGTACGCGGGCGAGCGCGTGGGCGTTAACCAGCGGACGCTTGAGCTGGGCATGCAGCGGTTTACCCGGCGCATGGCCGAGGCCGCGGACGGAAGTGGCGAGTTAAAAAACACCCTGGACAAATACAATATTTCCGTTCGGGACGCCAACGGGAATATGCGTTCGTCGGAGGATGTTCTGGGAGACCTGGCCGATGCGGTGCAAAACGCCGAGTCCGAGAGCGAGCAGCTGCGCATTGCGTTTAAAGCCTTCGACTCCGAGGGCGCGGCACTTGTCAATATGCTGAAAAACGGCAGCGCCGGGCTGGAAGAATACCGCCAGTCTGCCAGAAACCTTGGCATTGTTGTGGAAGAAGACCTGATCCGCAACTCGGAAAAAGCAACAGACCGGATCACAGATTTAAAAAACGTGTTGTCCTCCCAGCTTCAGCGGGCAATCACATCCCTTGCCCCGGAAATTGCAAAAATCACTCAGGATTTTACTGACTGGATACGCATCCAGGGCAACCTGGGCGAAAAGCTGCGCGTTACAGTGGCCACGGTCTGGGAATGGACTAAAGCCATCGGCAGTTTTATCAAGGAGTATGGCAAATTTATTGCCGGGTTTGCGGCCATGGCCTTTGTGATTGACAAGACACGCAAGCTGGCCACTGTGTTTGGGGCCTTAAATGCGGCTATGATAAAGGTGGTGGGCGTTGGAATCATCCCCTGGCTGAAAACCTACATTACCCAGGCAAATGTGGCAGTAACGCAGAACGGTATTTTAACCGCCAGCTTTGCCACGCTCAAGGGCACCATCGGCCTTGCAGCAGGGGCTTTAGGCTCGTTTTTCGCCGGGTGGCAGATCGGCAAGATGATCGGTGAAATTGATATTGTTGAGCGTGCGGTTCAAGGCATGTATGCCACTATTGATACATGGATCACCAAGGCAAGAATAAAATACCTGGAATTAAAAAAGGCATGGGAAAGCCTGTGGGGTGATGAGCAGGCAGTCAATGATATTAATAAGCGCATTGATCAGTTAAATCGGCATTTAGATGTTATTGATTTAACAAAAGATAAAATTAAAGAAATCGGCAAGGTTACAAAAGAAACAGCTGCTGACGCCAAACAAGCCGCCGAAGAAGAAGTGGCAGCCGAAGAAGATAAACAGGCCGCCATCAAAAAAACCGAAAAGATCAAAAAGCAGTCCCATGATGAGAATTTAAAGCGCATCAACTCCGAGCTTGCAGCCCTGGAAGTGGCTTTGGATGAGCAGCAGGCAGACATCGAACTGGCCCTGGCCAAGCGGGAAATATCTGAAAAGGAAGCATCCAAGCGGCGCATCCAGATTGAGATAGACGCTCAAAAGCAAAAGATCCAAGTATTAAAAGATGCCCTGGCCAAGGCTGATGAACTATTCAAGGATGACACGGAAGCTGCGGAAAAATATAAAAAGGAGCTTAACGAAAAGCTGCGTCAGGCTGAAATTGACCTTACCCGCATCATGGCAGCAGAGCACAACCGGCGCAATCAAATAGCCGATGAAGCTGCACAGGCCCAGGCAGATGCTGCAAAAAAAGCAGCAGATAAGGAAGTTGAAGCTGCCAAAGGCGCAAGTGAGCAGAAAAAAGAGATTCGGCAAAACGATTTATTAACGCTTATTGAAGATCACGAGCGCCAGCTTGAATATATTGATGCCCTGGAGCAGGAAGGCGTTATTAAGCATCATGAGGCCCTGCAGCGCAAAATTCAGGCCGATCTTGAATTTGCCAGGGCCAAGGTTGAGCACACAAAAGAAGCTGTTGATAAAGCGGTTGAGCAGTACGGCCGGGAATCTGACGAATATAAAAAAGCCATTCAGGAAATGAAAGACGCCATGGGTGAACTGGCCGAAGCTGAAGACGAAGCTGAAGAGCGCCAGAAAGAAGCCCAGGAGTCTTACACAAGCTGGGTTGCCTGGAAGATAAAAAAGATCAAGGAGCAGGCCCTTGGCTATGATGAGCTGAACGCCAAGCTAAAAGAGCAGCAAAACCGCCTGGCCGACATCCCGCGATCCACACCGTATGTTGTGTTGCTTAACCAGGTCAATCGTGTGGTTCAGGCCATGGAAGACTACATCGAGCAATTTGACCGGGTTCATGAACATGCCCAGCGCGTGCTGGGAGTACAGATTGATATTTCAAACACGTCCTTTGATGATCTGGTGGCAGGCGCTGCCAGGCTTCAGGAAAAGTTTTTTGATGTTTATGAGCAGACAAAAGAAACCCGCGACGGCATAGACGATATTAAAAACGGGATCACGCAATGGCGAAATGAAATATCAGATGCTGATGCCGCCATGGATGCTTATGCCAGCAGCGTCCAGGCTTACAATCAAGCTTGGCAGAACCTGTTTTCCGACACTCCAAAGACCATTGCAGAGATCGAGGCTGCCTTAGATTCTGTGTCAGGCTCTTATGATGACATGGTGTCTGCCGGTGCTGCTGCCATCGACTCCTTGAAATCCAAATGGGACGAACTCGACGACAAGATCAAGGGCGTTGAGCAAACCATCCGGGATCTGCACAAAAACACGGCAGACACGATCCGGGATTTAAACCGGGACCTGATGTCTGACGAGCAGGCATGGCTTGACACCCGTAAGCAGGCCCATGAAGTTTATGCCCGTGCAGTGCAGGAAATGGAGCGGGGCAATACTGAGTACGCAAAACAGCTTTTTGACGAAGCCCGCAACCTTGCCAAGTCTTTAGCTGTCGAGATTAAAGACACTGAAGGCAACACAATAAAAAGCCTGGAATCAACCACAGATGTTGCAATTAGCATGCTAAACAAGATCATGGCTGCCCAGGAGTCCGGCCTTAAATCCTATATGACCAGCATGGAAAAGCAGCAAAACGCGCTGGACCAGACCATAACAAAGGTATGGACCCGGCTTGATTCCACGGGCAGGCGGCTGGATGTTTTAAAGGGCAAGGCAATAGAATTTGGCAAGGAAGTCAACTCCTGGGAATACGGCGGCGGGCAGGATTACCGTTTATTCCAGTTTGCCACAGGCGGCCCTGTGGTCGGCCCGTCTCATGCTGCAGGCGGCGTGCCGGTGGAAGTTGAGGGTGGGGAGCACATCCAACCAAAGCGCGTAGTCAAGCATTACGGCGCGGCCATCTTTGAGGCTTTCAGAAATTTCCGCATACCCAAAGATATATCAGATCAGCTTGCCCGGCCAATGCGCCGTTTTGCAGCAGGCGGCCCTGTGCTGCCGGACATGAAATCAAGAATCCAGACAGGCATAAACCGCATGGGCGCGGCAGTGTCCGCAGCCCCGGCAGGCAGGATGGTATTTGCAGCAGGCGGCCCGGTGCCGTCAGCGTCAGGAGCCCCGGCAGGAGCCATAAGGCCGGATCAGGTCATCCAAGTTGATTTTAATTTCGGGGCAGGCCGCAAAGCTTCCGGGCAGTTTTCCGAAGCTGATGCAGGTGCCCTGGTCCGGTATTTAAAAGATGCACAAACAAGATCGAATTAACTCACAACTGACAACTCACTACTCACAACTGGTGTAATATGGCTGACATAATCGAATCCGATGTAAAGCTCTACAAATCCGAGGACCAGACCGACACCGACACCGGCGGGGGGAGGATCAGCTCAAATGTTGTCGAGTCCGGGGTCATCAACAATCTGTATGCCAACATTTCCCGCGTTGACCGGCTCCAGGGGCGCATCCAGCCTAAGAAGGTGTTTCAAAAGATAGACTCTGTGAACACCGGCGTTTATTCTGGGGCTCATCTTATCGTAAAGGACATGCCGCTGGATGAAAACGTGTCTGTGATCATGTTTGACACTGATGATCATAATGACAACCTGCCAGATATTGTTGACTACATGGAGAGTTATTAC